ATGAAAAAATATTTTGCGTAGAACTTTTTATATACCCCCCCAAAAATAATTGCTCGACCTCAAATATATTTATATATATGATTTTATATTTTAATTTTTAGATTCACATTCTTCTTCCTCTCTTTCCTCTTCACATTCTCTACAAATATTTCTAACTCCTTTAGCACTATAATCTCCATAATCTCCACAATATTCACAGAAATAATTTGGATCATTCATTCTTTGCTCTGCTTCTTTTTTATCATTATCATCTAATATATCCATTACTTTATTGGCAATATGTGTATCATCACATATTAAATCGCCATATTCTTCACAATCATTATATTCATTATATATATTTATAATTAAATTTAAATTTTCAATTTTATCTATACGTTTTTCAATTGATTTTGTTTTGCTTTTAGCATGTTTTTTAAATGAACTCCATTCTTTTTTAATATATTTATCATCACAATTATTAACTCGTTCTTTAAGAACTTTTTTAAAATCTTCAAACGTAATACTAATTCTATTAATAGTGATATCGTAGAGAGTAATTTCTTGTTTGTTATCAGTCATTGCTTCTTATGATTATATATATACGCGTTTGTTTAAATGGGTTTCTATATATGACAATAAGGGATTTAAACAGAGTATAATATATATAACCATAATAACAATGGGAGGAACACATTCTATACATATTGGTTGTATTAGTGATAACACGTTGGTTAAGATTTTTGGTGTAAAATCAGTTAAGAAACATAATAATACTCTTGGAGTTAGAAAAATAACAAAGAAAGAACGAGACGATTTATATGGTGAAAAAAAAATAAAATATTCATATGATTTATTCTTTTGCGATATTAGATTAAATTTACTGCCAGATAATGATTATTTTCGCATAAGTTTTTCATTAGCAGAACATCATCAACAAGATGTATTTGGTTCAAAAAAATATGAATATAAATATGTAAAAATGTCAGACCAACGTATTAAAATTATAAACTTTTTAGATAGTAATAATGACGATGTTATATCTGAGTTAGTTAATAGTTATTATAATGAAGATAATAATGAAGAAGAACATAATGAAGATGATTTACAAGAAAGAATTAATGATTATTATGATGATTTGGAAAATAAAGAAGAAAATACAGAAGAAAATACAGAAGAAAATCCTATCACTCAAACATCAATAATTATTTTAGAAGAAACTAAAACCAGAATTGAAAAACCTATTAATAATTTATATGGTAAAGAATGGTTAATTATTACATGGAATAAATATATCCAAGAAAATTGTGAATTGTATGATGAGAAATTTTTTGCGATTATTACAACAAAAGGAATTAAGGAAAAAATAAACTGGTCTTGGATATGTGAAGAATTAAATAAGAATTAAAATAAAAAAAATAAAAAAAATAAAAAAAATAAAAAAGGATAATTTTCTCTTTTATTTTTTTTCATAAAGATTTCCAAATAGAAAACAATATTCTTACTTACGCTTTTTAGGTTTTAATCCAAACATATTACCACCATTTGCTAATGCCTGACACATTGCTTTCTTTTTATAATATAATTCTAAAGTTGATTCTTTTTTTTTCTCACGAAATTCTTTATCTTTATGATATTGTTCCATTCTTTCTTTTAAGATACGATCTCTATTTTTATAATACCAATCACTCATCTTTACTTTCTATCAAAGAATAATTTTTCTTTTGATTAAATCGACCACGAGATTTTATTTCAGGATTCTTTTCAATTCTTTTTGTATGACGTTGTTCAGCAATTCTTTGCTTGTTTTTTTCATAATATTTTTTACATGCTTCCATCTGGTTTTTATAATGTTTTTCAGCAGGTGATAATTCCATTTACTATATATAAAACAATATTGTTTAAATCCATATATATAGAAAAGTGATATTATATATATTTTTTTTTCCTAAATTTTTTTTTAAAAGTGAATCACACTTCTAAAAAAGAACATGGTATGGACTTTATAAAATTAAAAAAAACTTTTTTCAAAATAATATGGAGAAAAACATATAAATAATACTACATTTCTAAATGACCTTTTGTTAAACAATGTTTTTCCCAATTCTGTTTTAATTTGGTTTCATACTTGCATTTTTCACATTTGAAATCAGTTTGTCTTTCAATTTCCCCAATTTTAATTTTATGTTTCATGGTTTGTTTATGGATATTTAGTTCTATTAAATTTCTACATTGAATTTCACATGTGCTACAATAAAATTTCTTTAAATCCATCATTTTCTTATGTTCTTTAGATTCTTCATGCTTATCAAATTCTTGGTCATTATAAGTTTTAAAATCGCATAATTCACATTCATATAATTCTTTTGGTTGATTTAATTCTGCTTCTTTTTTCTGTCGCCATTCTAATTCCCATATTTGTCTTTGCTTTTCTTCTGCTTTTTGTCTTTCTTCATGCTCTTGAAGTTCTTTACGATCATTACAGCAAAATTTACAATTTTCATAATCTCTTGTATCACGAATTAATGGATATTTCTTTTGAAATTCTATCATTTCTCGTTCTTTAAATCCTTTAACATCAATTTCTTCAATTCTTTTTAATTCTTGGTCATATTTCTCTTTCCAATATTCTGGAGAATGATGGTTTGAAATATGGTCGAGTTTCTTTTGATTTTCAGCAATCCATTCATAATCTGTATTTTCCCATTCTTCTTTAGATTTTTTGTAATATAATTTTTCGTAATGAATAAATTCGTTGTTTTCTAAAAGATCATAATTATATTTATGTTCCATTTCAAATATCATTGATTTAACTTCATAGGATTTTATAGAATTCTCATCATACCAATTAAAAGCATCGACGCATAAAATCCAGTCATGTTTGAAATCAAAATTTTTACTAATTATGGTTTCATATTCAGACTTTTTTGCTCCTGATTTCCATTCTTCCCATTCTACTCTTTTAGGTCTTCTATTATTTCTCCAGCAAAAATTTTTATAAGGGTTATCATATACAAATTGTATTAGTTCATGCTGTTTATGATAAATTTCACTTGCATCCACGCAATAAGTTAAATATAAATTATTTAAATGAGTCCATATTTCTTCTTCCGTAGTTTGGGTAATATTTACATTTAAAGTTCGCATTTTTTTACATTCAGTAGGAATTAAAGGTCGGGGCATTTTGTTATATTCATATATATTATTTTCTGTGTAAACCATTTCCACAAAAATTTTATGACCTCGACAATCCCTTTTTAAAACAAGTATTAAATCACTTATACCCGCCATTTGATAACAAACTTATTTTTAAGCATAAACCATTCTTACCTAATTGATTAGAATTTAAAAGTAGTATTATTTATATGTTTTTCTCCATGTTTTTTTTAAAAAAGAAATTTAAAAATTATAAAAGACCATATAGTGTTCTTTTTAATAAGTGAGATACTCTTATGTAAAAAATTTTAAGAAAAAAAAATATATATAATATCACTTTTCTATATATATGATAATTCCAAAGAATATTCTTCGAGGTCAATGATAAATGAGTGGAACTATTCAATTAACTGAAGAGATTCTATTTGATTATATTACAGAATTATTACCAATTAATGAAGTCAAAGAAATTTATAATGGATCTGACATTTTAAATTCTCTTTCATATGATGCTGAAGAAGATATTAAAGAGAGAGTATGGAATTTATTAAAAGAAGAATTAAATTATAAACATATTATTGAATCAGTTAAAAATTGGTTAAAGAGTCAATCTTATAATAACATAGAAGAAGATGAAGAAAATGAGGAATATCAAGAATCCAATGAAGAGAGCAAGGAAGATTAATAATAAATCAAGTTCATATTCATCCATTTATAATTTATCAAAGAATATTCTTTGATGTTATTTATCTTAAATTATTTTCTAAATAAAGATTGACCTTGTAGTATAATGGTTATTACATTGGACTTTGAATCCAATAATACGAGTTCGATTCTCGTCAAGGTCATTTAAAAAATAACACTTTTAAAATATAAAAATGGATTACGATGATAAAGTTTATTTGCTTAAAAAGACACAATTGAATTTACGAAATGAATATAAAGAATATCAAGCAAGGAAACATTTATATGAATCCATGGTTGATATGATGGTAGATTTTCAAGTTAAATCTTCACAAGAAAGATTTTTAGTTTCAGATCTTCATAAATTAATTAATTTTTTTGAATCAAAAAGCGATGTTATACTTTTAAAACTTCGTGATGTTGATAATGAAATCAATGGAAGATAATTAACTAAAAAAACTTGGTCTTTCAGAAGCAGTAGATATTTTTCTACGTTTAGCAAGTTCAATAGAGCGTCGTAAAATCTTATCGCGCTCTATTCTTCTTAAATAAATTTCAGTATCATGGTGAGTAGATTTACCCATTCCTGATAACTTTGATTGAGTCATTGAATGATATTGTTGTTGAGCAAGAATATCATTAGGATTAGCATGAGCAACTTCTTGAACATGCTGATATTCAGTTTGACTTGGTAATTGTTCATGATAAGATTGTTCAAGTATAGGTTGTTGTAAATGAGGAAGTTGAGCAACTGATTGAGGAAGTTTAGTAGGTGCTACATTTGTATCTTCAATACCAAATACATTAGAAAATTCATGTTGTTCAGGTGCTTGTAAAAAGTCCTGCTTTGCCAATGTGATACGACGATATTTTTTAGCATCCATTTATTAAGTATAGAATATTTATTTTCTTGAATGATGTTCCATTGCTCTAGCATGTGCTAAACTATATTTATGTTTTCCTTGACCATATAAATCTAATCCTTGCTGTTCTCCAAAAATTGATGATAATTCTTTAAAAATATTAGGATCACCAGTAAATCCCTTATCAGAATGATATTTAAGTAATAAAGTTTTTGCTTGTTTTTTTAAATCAGCAGAATTAATTTCTCCAGTATTAATTGCGTTACGAAATCCAGGAATTAATGGTTTCAATTCAAGCATTACAGATAATGCTAATGTAGGATTAGTTAATCTTTGAAAAAATGATTGTAAATTTGCTGTAGTATATGGATTAGGTGGGACTACTGGAGCAACAGGGACTTCTTGTCTTGGAGGAACATATTGTCCTTGTAATGGTGGAGCATGAAGACCAGGACCAGGACCAGGACCAGGACCAGGACCACCAGCAAGATGTTCATAAGGATTATATGGTGCTTGAGGAACATTGCCGTATGGTTGTGGTTCTCTATGTTGAAATGCTGGTGCTTGTTGTTGTGGTATTCCAGCAGTAAATGTTGCTTCAGGATTATTACCAACACGTCCTCTATAAGCATTTAATAATTCAGAATTTCTTCTAATTTGTTCTCGTTGTTCTAACATTCTTCTTCCAATTTCATCAATACGACGTGCTGTTTCATTAGGTTGCGTAGGATTCATATATTCTTCATATGCTGAACGTGGCGGATTCGATGCCATTTATAATTTATCAATATTTTATTCAAACAATACACCTTCAACATCCATTATATTACAAATTTTATTAATATTTTTTTTAGTTGCTGGAATCCCTTGTCCTTTTAAATACCGTTTTAAAAATGCTAATTCTTTTTTAGTTTTTTGAGGATTTCCTTGACCAATAAATGGTATTATTTCTTGTGGATTTGAAATAAGTGGTTCTTGAACTTTTTCTGCTACTAATTGAGCAGCATAAACATCTCCTGGTCTATGAGCATATAATCCTTGTTCAGGTATAGCAGGAGGAATATTACGAGAATAAATTCCCAATATTTGTTTTGGATCAGTAGGTGTTACATAACCTTTTTTAGTTATAAAATTATCTTCATCTCTTTCATAAATAGGTAATGCTGTTGTAATAACATTAAAATTAGGATTATTTGCTATTTGTTGAGCAGTTTGTTTTAATTCTTGATTATATTGTTCATTAGTTAAATTTGGATATGTTGCTCTAATTTTAGCAAATGATTTACATAATGAAGAACTACATTGATGAACAGAATCATTAAAATTAACATCAGCATTACCAACAATAGAATCTAATTGTTCTTGCCAAGGATTAAAAAATGAAAAATCTTGTCTCCATGATGTTCCATGAGAATCATACCATGTATAAGAAATTGGATTAGTTAAATTACGAATAAGAACACCAACATGTCCATACTGATCAGGATGTCTTCCAGAAATAAATACAGTATTAAATTTACCCCAAGGAATTGGTGTTCCAATAACATAATTTTGTATTTGTATATATTTAAATTCTGAAGGAAATGGCAAATGTAAAATACTTTTAAATTCTGATGATTCAGTATCAAAAATTCCTCTAGGATCAATTTGTGTAATTGGTCTATATTTTGGAGGATTATCTCTTATAATTGGGTGTCCTAATCTGCCAGTAGTTCTTGATTCTTGAACTAATTCTTCAATTGGTCTTGCTGGATTAATTGGATGTTCCCAAGTTGTATTATTATTTAATGGATTATAATAATAAGTTTCTCCAGGAGAATTAGTATTACTAATACATGTTTCAACACCAGGAGTAGGATGAGGATTTGATTGAATGCTTAATCTTGTTAATGTATCTAATGCTTCAGTAACTAATCTTTCTTTATTAGTTTTAACACCAAATATTGAAAGAGGACGAACAAATTTAGTAGTCATTAATCTTGCTAAACGGTGTTTTAAATCTGTGCCAATTTCAGCAAGAAGTTTTTGATTAACTCCAGGAATTAAATTAGCGCGTCTATTATATTCATCTTCCCAATATCCACCACCTGATAAATCACCAACTAAAATATGTGTATCAGGATCAGCATAACGACTTCCTAAACCCCTCATACGAGGATCTTCTTGTGAAAAAGGTTGAATTTGTCCTTGTTGATGAGTAAGTGATTGTCTTGCTAATAATTCATGTATTTCATTCATTGTATCTGCGTTTTTTTGTTCTCTTCTTGTTGGTAATGATGCTATATGTTCTTCTAATAATGGCAATTCTTCTGCTTCTCTTACTTCAAGATGTGGATGACCAGTATGAGCATACATTAAACGTTCTTCAGCAGTTTCTTGCGTTCCAGGTCTTCCTAGTATTTCTTCTGGTTGTCTTACTGTATAAATTGGATCATGAACTTTAAAAGTATTTTGTTTAAAAAGTGTTGGTAATCTTAAATATTCATCAATTTTTGTTTTATAATATGGAACATCTCTTTGATCAAGATGTTTTTCTTTAACTAATTTTTGTAATCTTTCATCAATATTAGGTAATGGTTCAGGTGTTGGCGCTCTCATTTGAACCATTTTATATTTTCCAATTTGAAATGGATATGGTGGATTATAACGTTGTTTTGCTCCAATTGATTGATTACGATGATTTACTTGTTCTATATCTGTAGCAATTAATCTAACACGATCCCATTTATTTCCACCAAATAATCCATGACCAGTATGAATATGTAATGCTTTTAATTGTTTTTCAGCACGTGCTAATGGTAATGGTTTTTTAGAATATTTACGACCACTTGTATCTTCCACATAATATTTTTTACCTGACTTCTTCAGGAAATACGGCATTTATAATTAGACGAGATTCTTTCTCTTTATATTCAGAATTATTAATAAGATTATCTCTAAATTCTTTTGCTTCTTCTAATGTTCCAAATCTCTTTTGGATTAATTCTTTATTAATTACAATTCTAACAAAATAATCTATATTAGAATCACATTTTACAATTCTAATATGATGATTATCTCCAAGAGAAGTTTTAGTTAAAATGGTTTTATTTGTTGCGTTAACTGATTTAGAAACCCATCGTAAATTTTGAGCAGTATTATTATAACGATTTCTATCAATATGGTCAATAACACAATTCTCTTCTGTAGGTGCTGGAAGAAATTTTTGAGCAACTAATTTATGAACTTTAACTCTTTTCTTATGAATCCATACAGCAAGATAATATTTTGGTTTTGATCCTATTATCCATCCTGTCATAACTCGTTTTGAAATTTTATTTAAAACTTCACCACGAACATTAATAGCATACATATCATCAATATCAAGAAACATTTTATTATATACAAAACTTTATAATTAAAGAATTTTAATCTACTGCCTCAAATTCTTCTCTACTAAAATCAGCAGGTCTTCCTAATCTTGTTTGAAGTTCACGAACTCTTGCTATTTCTTCATCTCTTGCTTCACGACGAACTCTTGCTGTTGCTGGTCCATAATTACCTGATTCTGCTATAGTTCTATTTAAATATGCTTCTTCAACTCCAGGATACAATCCTAAAGCACCACGTTGTAGCATAGGTTGAGAATCAGCAAGAAGAGAATATTTCATAGTTTGAATTGCTGCCATTTTTTCTTTAGTAGGTCTTCCACGAAATTCAGCAAGTTTTTGTAAAAATGCTTGAACTCTTATTACTCTGCGATTCATACTTGCTACATCTTTCAAATATTTAGAATCTACTAATCCATAATTTTCAGTTTGTAAAATAGTTAGAGCATCATTAATTTGGGAAATATATTGTAAATATTCATCAACTTTATTTTCAGAAATTTTATCAGCAGACATCATTAATTCAGAAATTAAAGAACCAAGTTCAGTATATAATGGTTTAACATTTCCAGTAGTAATATTAGAAAGTGTATCCAAAAATAATTTATCAAGTTTATAAGTTTCTGATGGTGGAAGATTTACTTGAAGACGATTTTGAGGAATTGAATCAAATGTTGCTTCATTTAGAGCATCATATTGAAATTTACGATCACGAACTAATCCTTGAATCATTTCTTCACCCTTTTTAGACCATACAGTTCCACCACGCACAGAATTGAAATCTCCACGTTGAGTCGTATAACTATGTAAACCTTTCATAGAAGCAGGTTGTTTCATCATTTTTTGTTTTGCTAAAAATGTATTGTGAACTCTCGCAAGAGCAACTTCATCTGCTTGGTTTTTCCATAATGGATGAGCAGAATGTCCTGGATCAATCTCACCACGAATAAGAATTGTATTTCCCTTCATAGTTCTAAATCCATATGGATTTTCATGAGCAACAGCATCAGGAAATACCACTGGATAATTCGGTGCTGACTGATATGTTGGCATTTATATTTAAGAATAGATTTTCTTAAATGTAATTGCTTTATTGTATATTTATTTACGTGCTAAACCATGTTGTTTAACATATCTAGAAGCATGTCCAAGTCCCATACCAGTTGCTTTAATTAGTTTACCAACAGCAATAGAATGCGCTGAAGGAATTCGAGGTTTTCCATTAGCAATATAATGAGTTGGAATAGAATGAGTTAATTCTTGAGGTGTTGGTGGACCATTTTTAATTAATTGTTGTTTAATATAAGGATTTGGAACTGAATTATGTGTTATTATTTGTGGCATTTATCTTTAAGAAAATATTTATTAATGCGCTAATCCATGTTGCTTTACATATCTAGAAGCATGTCCAAGTCCCATACCTGTTTCCTTCATAACCTTTCCAACAGCAAGAGAATGTGCCGTAGGAGGGCGAGATCTACGCTTTCCAAGACCTAAATGTTTTGCTGCCATTTGACCTAAAGGGTGCTGATATGCTGCTTTCATATGTCCTACAGCAGTAGCAAGTCCAGGAGCATGTTGCTGAACAGCATGTTGTATATGGGGTGCCGCATGGTGGTATAGTTGCTGTGCTAAAGGATGAGCAGCAACTTTCTTTACAGTATCAGCAAGATCATTCCACCAAGCACCACCACAATGCTTACACTTGTGATTCTTAGAACTCATAGCAGAATGTTTAGCACCACCACAATGGGGACAACTATGGTGAACCTTATGTTTACCAAAACCTAAATGTTTTGCTGCCATTTGACCTACAGGATGTTGATATGCTGCTTGAACTATAGGAGCATATTTTTGTGCCGCAGAAACAAGACCAGGAGCATGTTGTTGAGCATATGCCATTACATGGGGTGCTGCCAATTGAACTGCTTTTTGAAACATAGGATTTGCCGCAACTTTCTTTCCAACACTAACTGCTTTACTTAAACCTGAAGATAACGCACTTAAAAAAGAACCACCACAATGCTTACATTTGTGTTTACGAGTTGTAGACATAGCAGCATGAACACCACCACAATGAGGACAGGCGTGATGAACTTTCATTTTATGAATAGACGTAGATTTTTTTCCACGTCCTCTCACATGTTGTCTAGTTGCTTCAAGTGGTGCCTGAAATCCAGTCATAGCATGAAATGATGCCGTTGGTGGTGGTGGTGGTGGGGGTGCTTCTAAACCAACTTGTTGAAGAAATTCAGATCCACCAGGAATCAAATCAACTACATGTTTTCCTACTTCTAACCCCATTTCAACACCCTCAGCACCAATTCCACCATAATGTTTACGGTGACGACCAGCAGCAGAATAAGAAATTCCATGAGAATAATCATCTTGTGCTTGTTTAGATGCTGATGTTAACCCTGAATAAAGACCACCACGAACTTTTAAATGATGTGGATGCCGCATTTATTAATATAAAAAGAAATAAAAAATAGACGTAAAAAATAGATTTTTTAGACATGAATTTAAAAATATGAATTAATAAAAGTGTAAATTTTATTCTACAAAGTATTATAAATGCCAAGTTCCTTAAATTTTGATTCAGGTCTTCAATTAGCAAAAGTTAATGGTGGAGATTTAGGTGGAGAAGTTCTTTATTTAAGTGAAACTAAATCAGATCATAAAAAGAAATTAACACTTCCAAAAGGAATTAAACTTCCTCCAAGAAAAGCAAGTGAACTTTTATTATTTTTAAATAATGCGTATTCTAAAGGAATTCCACCTGAACATTTGAATGCTCCTATGGAAGTTAAAGAAATTTATCAAAAAATGTATACTACTGCTGAATCTTCTACTGAAATTGATCTTCCTCCTAATTCAACTTTTTCTTTACTTCCTACATCAGATAAAAAGGCAAGAGAAATATTTTATATATGTGGACCTTCAGGTTCAGGCAAATCTTATATTGCTAAAGGTCTTGCTGAAGAATATCATAAAATGAATCCTGATCGTGAAATTTATGTTGTTTCTAAACTTGAAGAAGATTCTACTCTTGATAAACTTAAATATTTAATTCGATTAGATCCAGCAAAATTAACTGAAAATCCTATTACTGATTTAAAAGTTCTTGATAATTCTATGGTAATTTTTGATGATATTGAAAATTTTGATAAAGCAACTGATAAAGCAATTCAAGGTCTTGTAAACCAAATTGCTTCAACAGGTAGACATAATAATATCACAATGATTTATATAACCCATTTGTTATCTGATTATAAGAGAACAAGATTAGTTTTAATGGAAGCAACTGGATATGTTTTGTATCCTTTATCTACTGGCGCACATGCTTTTAATTATATGATGAAAACCTATTTAGGACTTGATAATAAAGAATCTGGAGATTTAAAGAAAACTGGTTCAAGATGGATTTATATTAAAAAACATTTTCCACAAGTTTTAATTACTGAACATTCAGCAAAAGTTATGAATCAATAATTTATAAATATATATAATAAAATGAAGAGAAGACAAGATGATATAAATAATCAACAAGAAGTAAGAGATATGAGACTTAGACTTGCGACAGAAAGAAATCAAAGACTTGATACAATTAGAACAGCAGTTAAAGAATTACAAAAAAAAATTCCAGATGATCTTATTCCTAATATTTTATCACAAATATATGATCAAGATGATTTATGGACTGTTTTACTTGAATTTGGAATAGTTAGATAAATATAGAATTCATATATATTAAGTAAGTTTTGTTTAAATTACTTTTAAAGAAGTTCAGGTCATATATATGGATTGAACTTTTTCTTATAGCAATATATATTGATTGAATCATTTTTAACAATCATATATAAAAATGTATGAAAATACGCATACTCGTCATTTGATTAGAATCATAAAAAAGCAAAAAAATCATCTTACCTAATACATCAAAAGAAAAAAAGTAGTATTATTTATATGTTTTTATCTGAATTATTTTGAAAAAAGAAATTTAAAAAAAATAAAAGAACATATAGTGTTCTTTTTAAAAAGTTAAAAATAGTTTTTTAAAAAATTTCTACAAAAAATAAATATATAATACTACTTTTCTATTCTTACCTATTTGATTTAAAATGAAATTTAACATTTTTTACTTTATTATCAATCGGCAGGTATAACCCTTTTTATACATTTTTATATATTAATTTAAAAATAAAGAACATCATATATATATGATTTTAAAATAAAGAACATTAAATTTATCTGCTTTAAATTATAAATGGTTCTAATAAAGAACTACAAAAATGGTTTCAGAGTTTATTCAGCATCAGGAATACCTGCTTCGCGTAAATGTGTTTCATTAGAGAGAGCAATTCAACAAAAACATGCTATGCTTCCAGAAAATGAAGAACTTCGCGCTTATTCTTTATCAGATGAAGATATACACAAAATGATTCCAACTTTGCGTATAATAACATATCCTGAACTTTTACAATTTCATACTTTAGATGATGCTCTTGATGAAAAAGGAAGATTAATGATTCTTTATTTAACTACAGATTCTCATACTGGTCATTGGATATGCTTATTAAAACGTGGAAATATAGTAGAATTTAATGATTCTTATGGAATAAAACCAGATGAAGAATCAAAATGGGTTTCTAAAGCAAAACAAAAAGAATTTCGTGAAGATACACATTATTTAACTGAACTTTTGCGTAATTCAGGAAATAAAGTTGTTTATAATAAATATCCATTTCAATCATCAAAACGTGATATAAATACATGTGGTCGTCATGCTGCTACTCGATTATATTTTAAACATCTTTCTTTGCCTGAATACGCACAAATGGTTTTAGATTCAGGATTAGCACCTGATGATTTTGTAACTCAATTTACTAATAAATTAATTCATCATTAAATTTCTTGTCTTATAAATAAAATGTCAAAGCGTGGAGTATTTAATTTCCATACGGAAGTAAATCCTCAATTTAGTGAAATAGGTAAACAGGATTCTTCGAGTGATCCTGATTTCCTTTATTATAATGGAAGTATCATCAATAATTCTACAAACACTACACAATCAACTAATGATCCTCAAATACAATATCAAGATACTCGTTCTTTACCAATTTTGAAAGATAAAAGCAAATATGCTGTTTCAGTAGAAAACTTTTCATTAAATGGTGTTGGAAAAGTATTACCAGTATTTATTCCTCAAATTCGTCAATATTTTGGTAATTCTACGACAGTTTTAAATACTAATCCTAATAATACAATTTATGATGTAACATTTACATGGCAATATGGTCCTAAAGCATCACCAACATTATTTCAATCAACAAGAACTGTTCAATGGCAACCTCAAAATCAAGCAGCATGGACTATTCAACCACCTATTCCATATGTATATCCTCAACTTGAAATTGATTATTATTATTGTTATACATATACTTGGTGGTTGAAATTAGTCAATTCTGCTTTAGAAATGGCATGGGGTGATGTTAAATTAGCAATTGAAACCTTTTCTCCTGAAATTTTATTTGGAACTAAATGTCCTTATTACACATATGATGAAACAAATAACTTATTTTCTTTATGCCAAGATTCTAATACTTCTTTAGTTCCTTTTGGAGATATTCCTGGAAGTTTATTATCTACTGCTACTCCTTCTCAACCTCCTAATCCTCAAGATCCTTATGGAGCAGCAACAGATTCTACATATTCTGCTGGTGAATTTTCATTTGTAGGTTGGAATACAAATTTTGATAATTTACTTTCAAATTTTAATACGGTTTATTATTCTGATGGTGTTCCTTATCCTTCTATAGGAGTTCTTGGAACTCGTATTAGTTCAGTATTAGGAACTGAAACATGTAAAGAAGCAATAGAACTTTCAGTAAGTCAACAAGATTATGTTTCTTCATTTGTCGAAAATACATTAAGTTTTATTCCAAGAACTGGAAGTATTGGAGCAACTGTATCAAAAATTTCTGCTTCATTTCCTATAATTAAAACACAATCAACTGCTATTCCTAAATCTGGTGTTACATCTTTAGAATTAAATATTGGACTTGTTAGTTCATATAGTTTAGTAGTTGATCAAGTTTATACAATTAATGAAGTTGGAAATACTAATTGGATAAGTCTTGGTTCTGCTAATAATAATATTGGAACAACATTTACAGCAACTGGACAAGCAACAACAGATAAAACTGGAAATGCTCTTGGATTATTATTACAATCAAATATTCCATATTTACAACCTGGAATTAAACTTCTTGCTACTTCAGATACAGAATCAGGTCTTATAACAGTTGAAACACTTGGTATGGGTAATATAATTTTTGTTAGTTCTCCAATTGATCTTTCAGAAAATATATGGACATTATCATTTCCTTCATTAACAAGTTCTTCAGTAACAACTGCTGGATCTTCTATGCTTTTAAATGTTGGACAATCATTTTCAGAATTTATTGATTATCGTGGAACTTCTGTAGATTTAACTGCTGATGGAACTAAACAAGGAATTGTTAGTTCTTATGTAGATGATATAAGAATGTATTCAATTTCTATTAGTGGAAATACTGATGTATATTATACTGGAACTCCTTATAGTTTTAGTCCATTAAATACTTATTCTAATCAAAATGGAACTTTTGCTGTAGGAGATATTGTTAAAGGTCAAAGTTCACAAACTCTAGGAGAAATTGTAGAGATTATTGGTCCTAATACTACTTCTTCAGCAATAACATCAGATATTTCAGCAATTATGACTATTGTAGGAGGACCATATAATGCTGCCGATACTTTAACTGATTCTAATACTTCTGCTACTTGTAGAGTAGTTTCAGTTAAAGGAGTAAATGCTGCTGCTACACTAGTATATTCTGGACAAAAGAATATCTTTAAAATTGGTGATCAAATTCAAGATATAACAACTGGTGCTTATGGAACTATTGAAGATATTACTGGAGAAAATACTGGTTATGCTACATTAGGATTTATTAAACAAATGGGTTCTTTTGGAAATGGAGAACTTATTGTTGGTTATGATCCAGTGTTTGGACTTGGTGGAGCAAATATTATTTCAGTAACTGGAGAAAATACTGGATACGCTCAATTATCATATATTAATGAACATGATCCTGCTGGTGGTCTTGCTTCAATTTTTACTGCTGGAGAATATCTAACTTATCTAAATGAATTTTCAATTGTAATTGCTTTTGCTCAAGTAATTATTGATAATCCTCAAGTAAATACAATTTCAGGTAATAATACTTATAATGAAGGTTATGTAACTGCTAGAATTATTGATCCAAATTCAGTTCCTTATTTTACAGGAGGACCATTATTAGTAACTGGTTCTTTATCAGGAACAATAGCAGATATTCAAGGAATTAACTATCCTGGAACTGGAACTCTTCTTCTAAATAATATTTCAGGTTCATTTTATGTAGGTAATAGTATTACTGATATTATTGGTTCAACAACTATTACAGCACAAGTTCAAAATTTTAATTATTTATCTGGTGGAATTCTAACTTTGAAAAATGTAGTTGGAGAATTTGGAATTAATAATCAAATTAGTGGTCCTTCAAATAATACAGTAAATCCTATTTTTGCTTTATCAAATGTTTCTGGAAATCTATCAATTGGTGATATTCTTCAAGATGATTCTACTGGAGCAACTGGAACTATATCTGCTGTTGTTGGCGATATTCTTGGAACACAAGTAATTCAATTATCAAATATTACTGGAAATTTTAATCCAGGTAATTCTTTTACTGATATATCACCATATGTTACTTTAGAATTAGATAATCCATCATCTTCATATGGAGTTTTAAATATTGGTGATTCAGTTCGTTGTGATACAGATACTGGAAGTGGAATTGTAAATAGTATAGAGAATGTTACAATAAATGTATTTATGGCATCTAGTATTGATCCTAGTCCAGGAGATATATTTCAAACTAAAGATTTTCAAACACAATTTGAAGTTGTTAGTTATTCTTCTTTTAATATAATTGCTACAAATATTAAAGGAAATCTTATAATTGGACAAAACTTTCAATGTAAATCTACTGGAGTTGTTATACAAATTATAAGTGTTACTCCAGGAATAATTATATTAAATAATATTACTGGAACATTTCCTACTTCAACGACATTAACTGATCAAACAAATTCACTTTCAACTATTAATGTTTCAGGTATAACTGGTAATCCTTATAATCCACAATTTAATATTGGTGATATAATTACTTATGGAATTGAAAATGCTACTGCTACTATTTCTGGTATAACTGGTAATGTATTACATCTAAATAATGTTCAAGGAAATTTTGGTTCTACTGGAATAGTTAATGTAATTAATTCTTCACTTATTTATTTATCTGTTAATATTGGTTATTGGGAAAATGTGGATGGAAGTAATATTGGAGAACACAGAGTTCCATTAGCAATTGGTGATAAATTTTTATTTAATGGTAAATATTTAACTGTTGAATATGTTGGTTCACAAATTCAATGGAAAACAGAAGGAACTGGATTACTATTTACTGATATGTATGATAAACAATTTATAGTTCTTTCAAATACAAGTGGATTAATTATTAATTCATCTACTAATTTTACATTTACTGTATATCCAACAGTTAAAAATCCACCAGCAGGACAACTTTTAGATCATACTCCAGATGGATATTTTGTTGTTGATGCTCCAATTCCAGTAGATCCAGTTACTGCTATATATTCTAATCCTACTGCTATAACTAATTTAACTTTTGGTATTATTAATAGTTCTACAACAGAAACTACTGGAACAATTTTATTAACAAATGTTTTAGATACGTTTCCTAATGCTATTACACAGACTTATAAACCTCAAATTACTACATTAAATGTAGATACAATTTCAGGAACATTTACTTCAAATAATCAAATAATTAATCAAGATTCAGTTTATGGAACTTTACAAAATTTTAGTTTAAATCCAAGTTCAGGCGGATCTGGAATACCATTTGCTGGACAAGGATTAGTATTAAAATCTATTAGTGGTTCAGGATTTACTGCTGATGAAACTATAAAAGATTTAAAAACATTAGCAACTGCTACATATTCAGCAACAATTCCACAATCAATTGTATGTATAATTACTGGAGCAACTGGAACTGTAGTAGAAGATTTAGGAACTTATTTAATAGTTGATACTATTAGTCAAATTCCACATTTAGGAGAAGAAATTGTAAGTTCAGTAAGTTCTAAAGCAATAGTAACAGATTTTAAAATATTTCCAGTAAATTCTACAGTTACATCAAATGCTGGATGGACAGCACAAGTTCTTTCAACTTCATTTGCTAAGATTCAATTACAACCTTTAACTCTTATATTATATCCTAATGTTGGAGAAGTATTTGGAAATGGTGAAAGTTCAGCAGTTATTAATTCAATTGATAATTATTATTTACAAGTTTCTCCAGGTATTGCTGGATCATCATGGTCAATTACAGCATCTCCATTAGTTTCAACTCAAACTCAAATATTAGCAAATCCTACAACATTTACTACTGCTATTCCTTCTTCGCAATCAATATTTTCATCTCTTTATTATATGAGTTTTACATTAGAAAATGAAGTATCACAACAAACTCAATTATTTCTTCCTGAAAATGTTGCTAATGTTGAAGTGCCACAATGTAAGTATCAACAATTAATTCCTGGACCTTCATTTGTAAATAATCCTTTATCATCACCTGCTTGGTATTTAGTTATGGTTCAAGACTTTGAATCTACAAGTTCTTTATGGTCACCAATTGCTTCTATTGTAGTTGCTACAACATTCATAACAGTTCGAGAAGAGTATTCTGGAACTCCAATTACACTTGGAACTGGTAATTTAGGTGGAAACGCTACAACATCATCATTTCAGAAAGTATTACTCGAAGTCCCTATTGAAGAACTTCCTCAAACTGGATATAAAGGATTAATTTTTTACAAACCTCAAGTTGAAACTTTATCTTCTCTTGGAAGTTCTCGAGCAGAACTCAAAAATATTGATGTTCTCTTCCAATGGAGAAATCGATTAACAAATTCTTTAATTCCATTAGAATTATCAAATAGTGGTTCAGCAACAATCCGTTTACTTTTTAAGAAAATTCGAGATTAAAAAAATCTTATGTAGAATATAAAAATGGCGGATATCTCTAAATTTTCTGTAGTTGATCCTCGTATTGTTCAACAGAAACCTAAGTATGCTGTTGAAAAGGGTGCTTTGTCAATCACAAATTCTACATTTTCTGCTATCGCATCCTCGAGTTCGCAACAAACTTTTCAAATTCAAGTTCCAAGTGAAAACGTGTTTGTCGATAGAGCAGTAGATTGGGTAGTAACTGCGTCTGCTGATATTACAGTAACATATGCTGCGAATCCTGGCGCTGGAACTGTTCTTGCTAGTCCTGGTTTGAATTTTTCCCTTGCTCCTTTACCAACTTCTCAATGTGTTTCTACAATGATGGCATCAATTAATGACCAAACGGTAAGCATTAATATGAGTGATGTTCTTCCTCAAGTTTTGCGTCTTTCTGATATGGCAAAGACTCGTAAACAACGCACATGCCCAACAATGTTGGATAAGTATGCTGTTGTTCAATCTACTGCTGATGTATATAATTCTCCTGTAGGTTCTTATGAAAGTGCGTATGATTCTGCTGATGTAGGTAATGGTTCTTGGGGTGCTTTATCTTTTACTGCTGGAACTAATACTACTTTAGTTGGTGGTCTTCCTACATGTAATGCTGGTGTTTTGACTAGTTTTACTTTTCGCGTTACTTGGAAAACTGCTGAAAAGTTAGTTCTTCCTCCTTTTATCTTTTCTGATGAAGATGAACTATCTACTGGTCTTTTTGGAGTTCAAAACATTCAATTCACAATGAATTTTAATGCTCCTTCTCGCGCTTTCCGTTATCGTCCACCTGGAAATCCAACTGGACAAAGTGCTGCGTGGTCTAGTGGTGTCAATCTTCCTTTTGGTGAAGCAAAGATTCAGGCGCAATTTTTGACCCCCAGTTTAGATGTCCCTTTACCAGCAAAAAGTGTAGTTCCTTACATGGAATTTCCACGCTATATTTCTAATTCCGTATCACTTGATGATGCTGTTGGTCAACCAATTCAATCTCAAACGATCACACTTCCTAACATACCAGACCTACTAATCATTTATGTAAAACCTCAAAGTTATGCCAGTTCTTCCATGTGCGATTGGACTATTCCTGTTCAAAAGATCTCAATTTCATTCGATAATTTTTCAGGATTATTAAGTTCTCATTCTGCGTATGAACTTTACAAGATGAGTGTAAATAATGGTTTGGATATGGATTGGGCAGAATGGAGTGGTTCTGCTTATGTTAGTGGAACTAAACTTGCTCTTGTAGGTGGTCCTTTAGTCTTGCGTCCTGGACGTGATTTCGCACTTTCTACGGGACAAGCGCCCGGATTGGTAGGTAACTTTACGTTACAATTTGATTTGACTGTTGATAACTCTGTTCTTGGATATACTGCTCCTGTTTCTATTTATACAATCGCAGCAAACTCTGGATTCTTTGAAACTATTCGTGGTTCTTCTCGTATTGTAAAGGGTGTAGTTACGGAAACTGATATTCTTGCTGCTCCTGTTCAGGAAGTTCCTCAATCTCTTGAGAGAATGGTTGGTGAAGGAAAGCACAAGACTCATGTAGGACGTAAATCTGGTATGTCTGGATATACTCGTTAATCAAATTTTAAATCATAACTATAATAAAATATAAAAATAAAAATCAAAGAGTATATACTTAATGATTTTTATTTGTTTAAGATAAATGGCAATGTATGAAGGAACATCAACAATTTCCACAGGTTCAACACATGTATTGGTCAGTATACCATCATTTCCAGATATGAATTATTCAGTTGTTGTAAGTCCATCAACAAATAGTTCAATTCAAGTTTATGCTACAAAATATTCAGAATCATCTTTTATAATTTATGGTTCACCTGGAATATATTATTGGATTGCTACAAATGGAGTTTTAGCAGGACCAACTGGATCACAAGGACCACGTGGACCACAAGGATTACAAGGACCAACAGGACCATCAAATGGACCAATTGGATCTACTGGAGCAACTGGTTCTACTGGACCTACTGGAGCAACTGGTGAAACTGGTTCTACTGGATCTACTGGATCTACTGGTTCTACTGGACCTACTGGAGCAACTGGACCTACTGGTTCTACTGGATCTACTGGACCTACTGGTTCTACTGGACCTACTGGTTCTACTGGACCTACTGGACCTACTGGACCTACTGGTTCTACTGGACCTACTGGATCTACTGGACCTACTGGACCTACTGGATCTACTGGACCTACTGGACCTACTGGACCTACTGGACCTACTGGACCTACTGGAAGTTTTGAATTTACTGGTCCTATTGGATCAATTTTATGGTATGATGGTTCTTCAGTAATTGGAACTACAGGATTAGTTTATGATGGAAATTCTACTATATCAAATCAAACATTAAATAATTATATTAATTTTGATGATATGGGTGGAATTTTAGTTGGAATTGGTAATCCTGATGAAGGAAAAGAAATAAATATTCAAACAGGTAGTATTTCACAAATTACACTTATTGACAGAAAAATAGGTGATAAAGGTTTTGTTGGGTCTATACATATTACTTCTCAAGAACTTGAAATTTATTCACAAGACAACATGAAAATTTCATGTGGTTATCCTACATATTTTGGTTCATTAGGACAAGTTTTAACATCTGATGGAACATATACAAGTTGGCAAAATTTACCATCCATTGGTGGACCTACTGGTTCTACTGGTTCTACTGGACCTACTGGAGCAACTGGTTCTACTGGACCTACTGGAGCAACTGGACCTACTGGACCTACTGGAGCAACTGGATCTACTGGATCTACTGGACCTACTGGAGCAAATTTATTACTTGATGCTGGTCTTCAAAATAAACTTCAAATAGTTCCAACATTAACTGGACAATCAAGTTCAAATGTTTTTTATACTGGAACTGCTGGAGTTGGAACTCCTTCATCTTGGATTCCATATAATACAGAATTATTACCTATTGTTGGTTCTACAAATATTGGATGGAGAAATTTAAAATATGCTGGAACAACTGGAACTTCTACAAAAATGGAATGGTTTCCTTATAATCCATATTATGGACAATCATTACCATATACGATAAATCCATCACCAGTAATTTTAAAACAAAATTTAAATTCTTTATGGGCAATAATATATTGTAAAAATAAAATTAATATTCAAGGAATTTTATTTTGGAATATATATACTTATGATATATCACAACAACCAGCAGTAGGATGGTCAAATCGTTGGGATTATTCAATTCAATTAACTCCATCTGATGAAGGAGTTATTGCTGGAAATTCAACTTTAAATGCTGGATTTAGATATTTAATATGTGCTATTGATAAACCTAAATTAACAGCACCAAATTTACTAACTATAAATGCTACTGCTATGGTATCAGGAACTCAATATACAATTTTAACTGTTGGATCAGCAAATTGGAATTCAATTGGATTACCAGTTGGAGTAACTCCAACAATTGGAAATGTATTTACAGCAACTGGTCCAGCAACTGGAACTGGAACAGTAACTTATGAAGTAAATTATGTTATTTATCCTGTTGTAACTAATATTGTAACTGGTAATGGACAATTTGTAGGACAAACTGGATTTTTAAGAGATCCTTATGATATTTATACTAATATTCCACACGTAAATTTTAGTGGTGTTAAATTTAATACAAGTCAAGCAACTCAACCAGTAGATCCATTAAATGTAGCAATTAGTAGGATATGTCTTTCTACTGATTCAGGATTAGTTGTTCCTGATTTAGATTTTACAGTTGAAGCAATAGGTTATAGTGCTAATGGTGGATCACAAAATTATAAATATAATTTAATTTATAATGATAATAAATAATTATGGAAAGATTAATTCATATTTGTAATATTCTTGTATCAACTGGAAAACAAAGAAGAAAAGCAATAGTAAGAAATGAACCACCATGTAAAATATGTGAGAATAGTAAATGCCAGAACTACTTGAAATTGATGAATCCAAAGATGGAAAGCATAAATATATTGCCACCTTTAAAACAGAAAGTGGTTTCAAACACATCCAATTTGGAGCATTAGGATTTTCTGATTTCACACATCATAAAAATTTAGAACGTAAAAAGAAATATATTTTACGTCATAGAACTCGTGAAAATTGGAATGATCCAATGACACCAGGTGCTTTATCTCGTTATATACTTTGGAACAAACCAACTCTTATAGCAAGTATTGATGATTTTAGAAAAAGATTTAATGTGTGATATTATTTATATGTTTTTATCCATAATATTTTAAAAAAAGAAATTTAAAATTTATAAAAGTCCATATAATGTTCTTTTTAAGAAGTAGGATACTCCTATGAAAATAAATTTCTACAAAAAAAATATAAATAATACTACATAATAAATATGGACTCTAATTTCAATACTATTACTTCAATAGTATCTTTAATATTATCTGTAGGAGGATTATTCTTACATATAGTAAATCATAAAAGAATTCGTTCTAATTGTTGTGGCAAACAAACAGAAGTATCTTTAGATATAGAAAATACAACACCACCTAGAGATAAAACAGAACAATTTGTTTGTAATTATGAAAAATATAATGCTCCATAATTAATAAATGGACGAAACTTATTTAAAATATAATAATAAACATTTACAATTTCTCATTGATGAATTTGTAAAGTCTTATCATACTAAACAATTTGATGAATGTGATAAACTTAAGAAGCAAATTTCAAATATAAAAGAAATATTAAACTCATATGATAGAACTATTTTAACAATCCGAATACCAAAGATACTTGTGGATTCAGAACTTTCGTTACAAAGGATTTAAATTTAGTCTTAGGAATATTTCGAAATCGATATGAAGTAGAAGTTTCTCTCATAAATTTATTCTTATCAGATTTTATTATATCACGAGCAATTTCTCTTGCTTGATCTAATGGAAATGGTTTATGAACAATAACAGCATGAAGATGTAATTCCATTTATAATTAAAGTAGAAAGTATTATTAAATTCATATATATAGTCATATACATAAACTTAATGACCTTGACCAATCAAAATTTTGGGGGGGTATATAAAAAGTTCTACGCAAAATATTTTTTCATAGTGTAGTATTAATAAGAGAGAGTTAATAGGACGGCGACCAGTTTCTAGAATCGAATAT